CAATCCTTGGTTTATTTTAGGCGCTATCTGCGCCGTCTTAGGAGTATATTTTTATGGACACCATGCAGGCTATCAAGAACGCGTTGCTGAAGATCAAGCAGAAATTATCCGACTTAATGACGAAGCTCGTGCCAAAGAAGCCGAACTGAACAAAAAGTTAACAGGCGTAACCACGGCACTTGTAAAGGCGAGAAATGATGTTAAAACGAAGCAGTCTAGTATTAACTCTAGGATTGACTCTGGCGAGTTGCGCCTCAGTCCCCAATGTCCCGTTCAAGCCAGTCCAGATGCCACCCCTGCCAGAGGAGATTCAACCAATGACGGCCAATCTGAGCGAGAGACTCTTAAGACTATTGCAGCCATCGCAGCAGACGGGGACATCGCCATCACCCAACTCAACGCCTGCATCGACACCTACAATAAAGTAAGGGAGATGGTCAATGTTAAGCCCTGAGAAGCTCCATGCGCTTGGTATTGGGCCTGAGTGGTCTGAGCCATTGACCACAACATTTGTTACCTTCACTATTTTTACCGCCAAAGAACAGGCGGCTTTTATAGGGCAATGCAGCCATGAGTGCAACCATTTCAAAACTCTGGAAGAAAATCTCAACTATAGAGCCGAAACCCTTCAAAAGTTGTTCGGTCATAAGTTCAAAGCAGGAGAAGTTGAGCTTTACGCTCACAATCCCGAGAAAATCGCCAATCGTATTTACGCCAATCGAGGCGGTAATCGAGATGAGGCGTCAGGAGATGGGCATCGCTTCCACGGACGAGGCTGTATCCAGCTCACATTTCACGATAACTATTTCCACTGCGGGCAAGCACTTAATCAGAATTTTGTGATAAATCCCCAGTTGGTTGCTACTCCCATGTATGCTGCTCTAAGCGCAGGGTGGTTCTGGAGAACCCACGGATGCAATGAATTGGCTGAAAGCGGTAATAACGAGGGACTATGTAAACGTATCAACGGAGGGCTTTTTGGCCTCAATGAACGCAATGAATTAACCCGTAAAGCCCTTGCCGTTTTAGCCTCCTAATGCGAGAATAAGTAATGGCCACAGCACCCTATCAAATGCTCCCAATGGTGTTTCGCCCTGGTGTAAATCGGGAGCAAACCCAATATACTGCCGAAACAGTAGGCACAATCTCAGCTAATTTTTCAATTGCTGGGGGTTGGTACGCATCTCAAAATGTGCGGTTTCGCCAAGGTTTTCCCGAAAAAATAGGGGGCTGGTATCCCCTTAGTATTTCCACTTACCAAGGCACATGCAGGTCATTGTTTAATTGGTCTGCTCTTGATGGCACTTCACTGATCGGTGTAGGTACAAATTTAAAATTTTATATTACTAAGGCTGGTATTTATTTTGATATCACACCTGTTCGTGGCACAGCTACATTAACTAATCCATTTACGGCTGTAGCTGGACAATCTACAATTACAGTATCAGCCACTGCACACGGCGCTATAACAGGAGATTTTGTAACATTTAGTGGGGCTACTGGTTTAGGCGGTAATATAACCGCAGCCGTTTTAAACCAACAATACCAAGTAATTGTATTAAATGCTAATACATTTACATTTACAGCCACAGCTACAGCAAATTCCACGGATGCATCTGGTTCACCTGGCGGTGGTACAGTTACAGCAACTTATCAAATTAATACTGGCCCAGCAATTGAAGTGCCTTTATCTGGTTGGGGCGCTGGGGCATGGGGCGCTGGGACATGGGGAAATGGTACAAATACTACAATTAGCCTGCGGCTATGGAGTCAATCCAATTTTGGCCAAGATTTAATTTTTTGCCCTAGAGGTGGCGGTGTATATTATTGGAGTTATACCACTAGTATTACCAGCCCAGCAGTAAACATTTCAACATTATCGGGAGCGTCAGATGTACCGATTGTTGCTAATTTTATCTTTGTCTCCGATGCTAGTCGTTTTGTGTTTGCATTTGGTACTAACGCATTGGGTACTTCTACTATCGATCCTATGCTGGTTCGTTGGTCTGATCAGGAATCTGTGACCATGTGGACACCCGCTGCGACCAATCAAGCAGGAGATATCAGGCTATCTCGTGGTTCGCAGATCATCAGTTGCGTGCAAAACAGACAAGAGATTATTGTTTTTACTGATACTTCAGTCTATTCATTCCAATACATCGGAACGCCAGGTGTCTGGGGTTCTAACATTGTGGGTGACAATATCTCTATCTTGAGTCAAAACTCTGCGGTTTTGGCGGCGGGCACGACCTATTGGATGGGTATTGACAAGTTCTATAAGTACAACGGTACAGTATCTACGCTTCGTTGTGACTTGCGTGAATACATCTTTGCTAATATTAATCAGCAACAGTCACAGCAAGTATTCTCTGGTACTAACGAAGGATACAACGAAGTTTGGTGGTTCTACTGCTCGGGTACAAGCACCACGATTAACAACTATGTAATCTACAACTATCAAGACGATATTTGGTACTATGGGCAGATGGGTAGGACAGCTTGGATTGATTCAACTGTACTTACATACCCCGTTGCAGCTACCTACAACAACACCTTGGTATTCCATGAGTATGGCTTAAATGACAACACAACAGGCACAGATAACCCTATTGACTCGTATATTCAGTCTTCTGAGTTTGATGTTCAGTTTGGTAATAGTTTTGCTTTTATTAACCGCATTCTTCCTGATGTTACCTTTAGAAAGTCTACTGCGGCGAATCCTCAAGTGATTATGACTTTGACCCCAATGCAAAACTCAGGTTCAGGATACAACTCACCACAGGCTACAGGCGGTACTAACATAGCTACGGTGACTCGCACGGCTACAGCACCTATTGAACAATTTACTGGACAAGTATTTTTGCGTGTTCGTGGCCGCCAAATGATCTTCCAGATCGAAGGAAATCAGTTAGGCTTGCAGTGGCAAATCGGTACGCCTAGGATTGAATTGAAACTTGACGGTAGAAGGGGCAACACATGAGTATTCCAGTCATTAATGTTTCTCCTAACTTACCGCTGCCTCCTAAAGAATATGATCAAGCATACTTTGATACCTTAACCAAAGTGCTTCGTTTATATTTTGTGAGCAATGATAACGTCAATCAAATTGGTATGAACCAAGTCTCCACCAATCAAACTCTTATTTGGCTGGGGGTCTAATGGCCGCCTATCAAAATGTAACCCCAGTACAGATTGCGCAGGCTGCGTTAACGACTAGCTATGCTACGCTATACACAGTTCCAACCAATGCAACTACGCCGACTAGAACATATTTAAAACAGATTGATGTGTGCAATACAACAGGTTCTGCGGCCACTTTTAACCTGCATATTGTTCCTGTAAGCGGTGCAGCGGGCACAGGAAATGCGCTTTTTTATACTCAAAACGTAGCAGCCAATACTACGTTTTCCTATGCAGGCGTACAGGTTCTTCCTACAAGTTCTTTTATATCTGCCAAGGCTTCAACTACTGGACTAACTATTACCATTAGCGGTGGTGAGGCGGTTTAATGGCAGCACCAGCAACAGTTAATGACCCAAGTCAGGCGTTTAACCAGACTTATGGCGCTATCCAAACAGGGTCAGCTAAAGTTACCCAAGTGCCTGTATTTGATGATAATACAGGCGCAGAATCAACACAGACTGTATTGGTTGATGCCAAGGGTAATCAATTACCTGTTGATGCCGTAGTTCCTGGCTCTAATGGTCAGTACCAAATTCAAATAGGTTCAGCGGGCGGCACAATCCATACAACAGTTAGTGTTGACCCTAAGACTGGTGTAGTTGCGCCTATTACTGACTACAACCAACAAGTAGGGTATACAGGTGGTTCACCTGGCAGTTTTTTAGCATCTACTACAAACGCAGTAAATCAAATGGTAGCTGGGCTACCTGGAGCTACTTTTATACCAGGTGTAGCGCCTGTTGTGGCAGGACTCAACGCAGCTAATAGTATTTTAAGTGGTAAACCTCTTAATATAGGCACGGTATTAAATGCCGCTACCGCATTATCAGGCACAAATATTATTCCGCCAGAAGCAGCGACCGCCCTTAAAACAGCAAATCAGGCACTATCTGTCGCAAATGCATTAAAAACAGGCAATGTAACTGGTTTAATTAACAGCGTAATTCAGATGACTGGCGCATCGTCTGATGTTAAAGCGGTTATGAATGGCATGAATGCCGCCACAGCTTTGCAAAAAGGTGACGTAGCTGGGGCGCTAAATGCACTAAATAATCTAACAAATAGTGTAGACCCTAAAGTAGCTAGTTTAGCTACAACCGTACTAAAGCAAATTGACCCCAGTATTTCTGGTAATACTGTAGTACCAGCAATATCCGCAGCGACATCCGCTTTAACATCTGGCTCAACAACTCCTAGCGCTACATCAGCACAACCTGCTCAGCCAGCGCCTACTCAGCCAGCGCCTACTCAGCCAGCGCCTGCTCAAACTAGCCAATCTTCCCAAAGTTCTGGGGGGCCAAATGTAATACAATCCATGCAACTGGCAAGCGCTTTAGGGATTCCTACGTCTGCAATATTTAAAAAGCCGAAATATTTTGGGGCGAGTGTTGAAGAGATTGACCCACAGACAGG